TGTTTATTTCGGGAATTTGATCTGACCAACGCAGGATAAACCATTCGCGATGTGCTTCTTTCTTAAACGACCAAAGATTCTCAGTCATGTTCATACCTACACCTTCTTCTTTGGCCCAGGCAATCATTTCCATAAGAAGCTCATCACTGAGCTGACCTTTTTCAAAAGCCAGTCCAGGCAGGCGGAACATACCTACTTCTACATTTTTCATAGGACGATGGGAGTTTCAGGAATAATAAAGATCGGCATACGATCTCTGTAGCCTTCAAACACGTACTCATTATCGTTAAGTTTAGTTAATAACACAGAAAGATCCTTTGCAGGACAAGTTCCGGATATTCGGTTTTCTCCGCTGATCAATAGATACTCTAATATATCTTTAGGTGTATATTCTGCTTCAGGTGTTGTTTGAAAGCGGAAGATGTGTTCTAGTTCTTGTAGTGTCATTGTGTGTCCTCTAGTTTTTCTAATATATCTTTAAATTGTGGTATTACCTTGGCATCCATAGTGATAGTCCAATTAGGTGCAGAACTTTTGAGTAGTTGCAGTTTGAGCATGCCATCTTCTACCCAAATGTCAGCATAGTCCTCTAACTTGCTGTCTAAGATCTTATGCTTGTCTAAGTGTTTAATAACCTGGGGCACTGTAGTCTCTGTGTTTTTTGTATAAGGCAAAACCATCTGCACCATACGCTGGGCATACGAGAATATATTCATGGAGGTTGTCTTGTTGTTTAGGGCCTGCTGTTCCACAAATGAATGGACGATCAACACCGTAAAGGCGTTTGAGCTCTTCGACTAATCGAGCATTTTCTTTGCGTAAGTGTTCTATTTCATTGTCCATTTATCTGCTCTGAGAACTTGAGTAGAAACATAGTATACTTGTTTTTGTTATAGAAGTCAAGACGGATAGTGTACGTATGGGGAACACGTTCGTCCACTCCCTGCGGAGCGTGAAATTCATTGTGTTCTCGTACTGTAAATCCTAAAACATCTCGCATTTTGTTGCGTAACATGAATACACTGGGCGGGTACATTGTGTGTAGGTCAGCACGAATAGTCTGCCACTGTTTGGGTGTTAGAACAACAACCATACCAACCAAAGATATGTTAGTGAGTGAGCCAATTGATCAGCACCTAGCCATAACCAAAATTTCGGCATTTCAGCAGTATAACCATATCGGTTGTTAATATTTGTCTTCGCCCAATCAATATGATAGTGTATAAGGAAGTCCAGGAATCCTACTAGTACAGCTACTTCAAAATTGAATACAAAGAACAACATAATGATCGCAGTGGCCGCACCATGTTTGATTGAGTGCATGACACCGTAGGCATTGCCATAGATGCCTTTGCCGATTATTTCTTCTTGGCTTTGGTTAACAAAGTCAATATACCAGTGTTTGATAAACAGTGCCGCTAGTAATACATATAGTGATGTAAACATTATTCTACCTTATCGTGTTCTACAAATTTAGCCAATAGTTCAAAATTATCTTCGGCTCGGTTAACTGCTTCCAATGCCTTCATCAATGCAGGATTCTTTGCAGCCATTTCAGTTCTACGAAATGCCATAGTGCGTTGTGCATCACACCAGCTGAGTAGACTTTCTGTATTAGGGTCTAATCTAACAGAAGCATAACTTGTAGCTAGTTGTATCCAATTGCCCCCATCGAATACTTGTAAGTCAGATCCGTTTACTCTGACCATACCTTGCAGTGGATTATTAGCATTTGGGCTTACATATGGCAAACTGGTATTGCCGCTATCAACTATAACTCCATTACCGCCAGACAGTCCTTTGATCATACCCATTCCTCATTCATATCCTGCTGCACCATATCGTACATACTACTGTAGCAAGTTGGACAGAATGCTACGGGTAACATACCAAAATAGCCCTGTACACCGCCCTCATCATCAGTAAACTCGCAAGAGCATACTGAGCATTTATGTTCTTCACCTACGTGTTGCATGTCTACTATCATTGTTTAAACTCCATATATGGTGCAATATCATTATCAAAAATCTGTGCCATTTGATTGTATAACCCTTGGCGTTCTTGTTGAGTCATTCCGCATTCAAACGCAAATGCATCGTCACGTTTATCTAAACCATAATCATGTCTATATGTAAAGCACATGCTGGTAATAATATCATCACGAGTTTTCATTGTGATCCCCACTTTAATATAAACCAATTAAGTTCTTTTTGTGAACTAAAGTATATTCTACAATTACCATGATCAGTTTGCCAAGCCCATCGGCAAACTTGATATTGATTGCTGCCTAGTGCGCAGGCATAATCGATCTCCATACCCGGTCCCCAAGACTCCCAACACCAGTTACGCATTTCTACAAAAGCCAATTTAGTTTCTGTTGAATAAACGTTACCAAAATTTGTATAATGGCTAAACAAATGATTGCCATTATGTCGCTTGTCTAGTTTGCTTACTCTAAATCTCATTTCTTCACACACTTCCTTGCTGGCCTACGTTTTGGAGGAGGATCTAACTGCTCACGCATCTTTTCAAACTTCTTGCGACGAGCATGACTTTCCTGTGCCTCCTTAATTTTGGCTAGGATCTTTTTCATTCTATCCCAAAATGGTGACGCAACATACTACTGTAGAAATTTGAATCTAATTTCATCGCTTTATACATATCAATTTGTTGAGCGCATTCCTTAACGATCAATTCAGCTAATACCTGAGCGCGACCTGCAATTTCAGGAGCAGCATAGTCTGCCTTGACCATAAGTTCTTTAAGTTTTGTATTCATTCGGCTGCTCTTACACTGATTTGAAACCAATTAATCTTTATCCTGTTGTCTTGATATACTCTATCAACTTCAACACCATTCTCTACTACTGTAGTCATATCGTCCCAAATAATAGTGGCTCTATAGTTGATAGATTCTTCGTTCATTCTGCTGTTTCCAATTCTTTTACGTGTTTACAAGTGCCACGGAATGTAAATCCCGAGCACGTACAGGTCTTTTCATTAGTGTTGACTTCATACCATGTGTTTGGTTTGGACCCTTGTACTTTCTTAATATAAGGCAAGTCTGGAGCAGCTTCTACGAACTCCTTGAGCATCTTACGCCAATCGGTAGTTTGTTCAAACAGGGAAATGTCAGCTTTTTGGAATTTACGACCCGATCGTTTGATTTTGACGGGCGTTTTGAAAAAGAACGGTGCACCACCTGACTGTTTAATATACGCAATCATGTTATCGCCGTCTAGCAAGTAGGTGTGATTTGGCACAGAGTACTCTGATTCTTCCCAAATTGTAATTTCCTTAACTGCTTCCATTTTTGGCTTTCTGAACTAATTTAACATAAGACTATTATAATACAGTTCCGGAGTTCTGTCAAGTTGACTTCTAAGCCGTTTGACTGTATAATAGTTGTATTGTAATTAGAAAGGCTCGAAATGGCAAGAATGATGACGTATGCTTGGGAAGACCAAGATAACGCTCTAGGCGAAACTAAATTTGGTGATCACTTTGTCACTGAAGACTGTACAGAACAAGAAGCTATCGAACATACTATAGCTTATATGCGTACACAGTTTCCTCGCCGTGCTAGACATTTTGACAGTGGTCGTGTACTACATAAAGTTTGGGATGTTAGCACCATTGCCCAAAAGGAAAAGAAGTTTTACAAAGGTAGCCATATTGATGACGTGCTACGTGAAGCTATCGGCCGCCCAGGTAAGCAGGGCAAAGAATTCCACGCAGTTGAGTTTGATGAAGTAGTATATCGTATCAACAACTATATTAATAAGTCAGAACAACCTAGATTAGAAGCAGGATTATCACAGTGGCAATATGACGCTGCCAATAACGTAATCGAAGCAATCTCCGAAGGACGCAGAACTATCCTGGCTGAGTTGTGTGCTCGATTTGGTAAGACTATATGGGCAGGTGCATTGGCTGTTGAAACTAATGCTCAAATAACTATCGTAGCAAGTTATGTGCTAACCAGCTTTGCATCATTTGCCAAAGACTTAACTGAATTTGAACAGTTCCGTAATCTTGAAATTGTAGACAGCGGTAGTGACAACTATCAAGCTGACATTAATCAAGCACTTAAACAGAATCGCCAGGTGATTGTGTTCTTGAGTATGTGTGGCAGTTCAAAACGGCAGGATCGTATTGATTACTTGTTTGGACTCAACCACAATCGATTAGTGTTTATTGATGAAGCAGACTTTGGAGCCCATACCGCTAACCAATCAGATCCATTTGTTGCAGCCAAACAGCCCAACGATGTTGTTATTTTAATGACAGGTACTAACGGTGAACGAGCCTGTGGTAGTTGGCAAATTGATCATTACTTAGGCACAACCTACGCAGAACTACTAATGGAAAAGGCAGGCATTTAATGTTACAGCATTTTAAAGTAGACCCAACACGCAGCCAAAAGGTTGTTGATGTAGAGTTCTACCAAATGAATTTAATTCGTGCAGTTGAACAAGCTCGTCAACAAGATCCTACCCTGTTTGTAGATGGTGACGACTTATTACCTAATTGGAGCAAGTTCGCCAAAGATCCTCTACGGGCTAAGGGCTTTTGGACTCGTATGCTACAAGCAGTATTTCTAGGACAAAACAACTTACCAGAAATGGACTGTGATCGGCAAGTTGGCCAAGTAGAAGATGCGTTCCGTGTTGCTATGATGTTCCTACCTGGAAGTATGCGTAATGACAATCTTAAGACAACTGTTAAACTTACCGAGCAAACTCTCAAAGGTTGGCGAGTACTTGAAGTATCCGGTGTAGGTGAATATGCTGGCAAAAAGATCAGCAACAAAAATGCAGAAAAAGTTACTAAAAATGTAATTGAAGAATGCCGAGAGTCAAACACACCATTGTTAATTATTAGCCGCGGTATGGCACAGCGTAGTTACTCAATTGGTGAGATTACTAGTTTGTTCCTGTGTTATGATGAAGGCGATGCAGGTGCCACTACTCAAAAGATTAGTCGTGCGTTAACACCTAGTCAAGCAGGCAAAGTTGGACGCATCTTTAGTTTAAGTTTTGATCCAAACCGTGATGACAAGTTTGATACTTTGATGATCGCAGCCGCACAGAACTATGCCAAACGCAAGGATGTTGATGTAGACGAAGCACTTCGCCGTGTAATTAATACTATTGATATTTTTGGCTGCTCAGATGATGGACGTGTCCAAATTGATCACGACACTTATCTACAGCAGATCTTAGAACGTAACAGTATTAGTAGAGTAACAGGCAAACAATCTAACATGGGTTTACTTAGTTTAGATGATGTAATGTTACTAGCACAAGAAGGTAACACTAATTACGATCGACTAGACAAAACAGCAGTAGCTGACAAAGGTAAGACCACAGTCGACCCAACTGTTAAAGCCAAACGATCAGAGATGGACAAGGACACACTTAAACTATACGATAAAGCTCGTAAGGCATTGACTACGATCGTAGAGCATTTACCTTACTTGGCATTTATGACCAATGCTGATACTGTTCGTGCCAGTTTAGAAAAGTGTGATCAAGTAGAAGATTATCGTAACTATGTTACACAAGAATTTGGTGTGCCACCTAAAAAGATCCTAGAGTTCTTTGATAAGGGTATTTTAAACTACGATTTGGCTAGCTTGCAAAAGACAGCCAAGTCTGCTCAAATACAGGCATCATAATGCTAGAACGTATTAAACCAATGACTAAGATAGTCAATAAGATCCTCGATCGGCTGCCGGAAGAAGTTTGGACAAGTAATACAACTACATTCTTTGATCCAGCAATTGGAGGAGGACAGTTTGTCAAGGAAGTCGAACGCAGATTGAAAGAACAAGGGCATAGTGTTGATAATATTCGTAGTAGGGTTAGTGGAATCGAATCAACACAAGCACTAGTTGATATGTCAGTAAATATGAACAAGCTCATAGGACAATACAAGAAAGTGTCCTATGAAGAATTTTTAGAATGGAACAACGATATGAAATTTGATGTGATCTTAGGAAATCCCCCATACGATGCATTTGGTCAAAACGATCAGATTAAACTATGGAACATAATTACCCTAAAGTCGTTAGACTTAGTTAAAGATGATGGTTTCATTGCGTTTACTACTCCGCAAACAATCCTTAAAGGCACAGATGCTATCATCAAAGCAGATAAGCCTACATACAGAATACAAAAGAAATTTGAAGAAAATTCTTTGATCATGTATGATGAAACAGCTAACGATGATTTCGATGTAGGAGTTAGCATTTGTTCTTGGATATATCAGAATACCCCAAATCAAAATACTACTCAGTTTATATTTGAAGATGGCAATACTAGTACTGCCAAATACATTGCCGCTGGCAAAATTGTAACAACAATGAAAGACAGTATCATCGATCAATTTACTAAAAGTAAACATACAAAGTACATACGTAATCGCATTGTACAAGAGCGCAAGACATTAGTTACTAGTCCTTCTAAAACACACACTGTTCCTGTTGTTTGGAATGCTAAGGGCATTGATGTATTGTATTCTAAAAAGAAATATGATACTAACTACAAACTGTGTATCAATAACTACAAACGCTTTAAAGTAAGTACTGATAATTTGTTTATTACTACAGATGATGTAAGTCCTGCATATTTCTATATTACAGGATCAAAAGATACATTAACTAAACTACAAACACTTTGGAACACCAAAAAGATATTCCAGTACGTGGGTAATAACTTTTTAAACACTAAAGGTGTGTTCTTAATTGCACAACGACAAAGTGTTATCCCGATGCTAGACCTAGACCGTGACTGGACCGACGAAGAACTATATGCTGAATTTAACCTCACAGAAGAACAACAAGCCGCAGTTGAAACATGGTATGCCGCTAACAATAAATGATGTTGTTGATCATGTAAGGAATCTTTCTTATATGAGTGGCGTAGAACGTGATGCTGTGCGTGTCAAAGCCACGGGTGAAGTATTCACACCCACAAATAGAGTAACTTTAGAATTAGATAAACTGGAAACATTAAACCCAACATTATTTTCTGATCCTACTAAAACATTCTTAGATAACAGTTGCGGAGATGGACAGTTCTTAGGTGAGGTATTAATTCGCAAGGTACAAGCCGGAGTTGATTTTGAAACAGCACTATCAACTATATACGGTGTTGAGTTTATGCAAGACAACGTAGAACTATGCCGTAGGAGACTACTATGCGGTCAAGAACATCTAAGGCATATTGTAGAAAAGAATATTGTTTGTGCTGATGCAACAACATATAACTATACATTTGGCGAACCAGAGACATTCGGCCCAAGCGGAATATTTGAAATAGAATGAAAATACTAGTAACAGGGAGCGAAGGCTTCATAGGACGTAACATGACCTCTTGGTTAGCTCAAGAAGAAGGATGGTCCATAGATACCTATGACTATGATCCTAATGCTTTTCCAGAAGTCAGTAGTTATGATTGGGTAATACACCTAGGCGCTATTGCTGACATGACTAATACAGATGTTGATCAGATCATGAAACAAAACTTAGAGTTCAGCCAACGCCTGTTTAATGATTGTAATAATCATGGTGTAAACTTACAGTATGCTAGTTCAAGTTCAGTCTACGGTAATACCAAAGACTTTAGTGAACACTCAGCTTGCCATCCTCAGACTCCTTATAGTTGGAGCAAGTATCTATTTGATCGATGGGTATTTCAACAGCCGCAGAGCATCTATGTACAGGGATTCCGTTACTTTAATGTCTACGGCAAGTACATGCACCTACGTGGGCATCGTGCTAATGTTATAGAAAAGTGGCGCACACAAGCTCGTAAAGAAGGCAAGATTACTGTATGGGAAAATGCTGAGAATGTCTACAGAGATTGGACTTGGGTTGGTGATGTTTGTCGCCTACACATAGACTTTATCAAGCAGGTAAATGGATCGGGTATATGGAACGTAGGTTCTGGACTGGCACATAGCTTTTTAGATATTGCTGAAGAAATAGCAGAACAAGAGCGTGTAGATATAGAGTTTATACCCGTACCACTAGATGAACAACAGCGTATGCGTACAAAAACCTGTGCGGATTTAACACACTTAAAATCTACAATAGGCAAGCGTAAATGGCTTAATGTATTTGAGTTTCTAGCACAATAGAAACTATAAATACACTACTATGAAAATATACGAGTTAACAGAGCGTTTTTGTCCAAACTGTGGCGGCAGTCTAGCTGAGCACGGTAAAGCTAGCAAAGCTCTGTGTTTAGGTTCTAAACCAGATAGTGAATTAGGCGCTAGCAATCTAGCATCATGCAAAAGTCAAGGACTTCGTGCCAGAGACGGTGAGAAGAGCCACAAGCTAGGCAAACTGCCAAACAGTCGTGTCAAGGTCGGTGGACATAAAATTAAAGGTAAAAAGTACGGTGGACCACAACCGGACTGGAGTTAATATGCGATTTAGAGAATTCAGTAAACTAACAGAATCTGTTGACAAAGATGTGATGCAGATGCAATCAGAACTAAAAGCCGCTGGTGCTGATCTAGGTACATTTGGACCTAATGCTGACGGTATTGATGGCCGTCTAGGACCATACACACGCAGAGCTGCAGAAAAGTTTCCAGAAATAGCTGCCAAGTATAAGGATACATTATCTCGTCCTGATTCAGTAGACGCTCAAAAGATCGACACTAAAGCAATTCAAGATCCTGACTTTAAAGCAAAGTTAGATAAAGTAGCAACAGCACTAGGAGTTAAATCTAGTGATTTAATGGCAGTTATGAAACAAGAGTCCGGAGTTAATCCGCAGGCAGTGAATCCAAAGAGCAACGCTCGAGGGTTGATCCAGTTTATGCCAGATACTGCTCGTCGACTAGGTACAACTGTTGATGAAATTTACAAGATGGATGCTGTTGAACAACTAGACTATGTCTACAAATATTTTAAGATGACCGGTGTAGGTAATGGTACACTTGGCGATTTGTACATGGCTGTGTTCATGCCTAAATATGTTGGATATCCTGATGATACTGTATTAGGTCAAAGCGGAGCAAATGGTTTCTCTGGAGCAGTGTATTCTCAAAATGCCGGACTAGATAGAAATAAAGATGGCGCAATCACAGTGGCTGACGTGAAAAATGCAGTGGCCAGATTTGCCTAACTAAATACCTGCATGACCATTGTAGGTAATTTATTAATCGCTCCTCCCGCCGTTAAAGGCAACTTCTGGCACAAGACCGCAATCTTAGTCACTGAGCATCATGCTCATGGTAGTGTAGGAGTTGTCCTGAACAAACGTAGCGAACTAACTGTCAAACAATTTGGTGAACAGATAGGGTTTACTATCAATCAGCCAGGTTGGTTATATGTGGGTGGGCCGGTCAACAGCCAAAGCCTGAGCTTCCTGCACAGCAATGAGTGGATCAGCAAGAATACCATGCGAATCAATGATAAGTTTTCAGTTAGCTCAGCAGATGATATCTTACCTAGAATGGCTGCAGGCGATGTGCCTATTAAATGGCGCTTGTTCTTGGGTATGTGTGGTTGGGGTGCCGGACAGCTAATGGGCGAAATCAAAGGACAAGAACCCTGGAGCCATAACAACAGCTGGTGTACTACTACAGCAGATTTAGATCTAGTGTTTGATCAAGATGGTAAAGATCAATGGTGTACAGCTCTAGATCGATCAGCTCAAGAGTTCGCTCAAAACATCCTAGCATAACGTGTAATCTG